TGTTGTGAGGTCTGACTGAGCATCTGAGCACCGGCCACGTTGTCGAGCAACAGCACGTCGTTGGCTGCCCAGTCTTCACGGAACCGCCGCGTGATTTCCTTTAGCTGGTTGGCGTTGGCACGGCCACGGGTGCCTACGGGTGCCGCCTCCTTTTCCTGGAGCAGCACCTTGTAACGGCCACCCTTGGCCATGTCCTGAAGGGTCTGCTCGTCGCCCGTGGCCGAGATTTGGAGCGACCGCATAGCGAATTGTAGTGTCGGGATGCCATAGAGCAGGTCGGGCGTGAGGAATGTATTGCGGAAGTGCAGCACGTCCTCCATCGGCACCGTCTTCACCACCGGCGCACCCGGCTTGGGCGTGTACTGGATGGTGTAGGTGTCTGTCCCCGTGTTGATGACTCCTGCCTGACATAGCCACAGCGCACGGGGCCACTCTCCGGGAATGTCGCGCTCCAGATAGACGTAGGCGTTTCCGAAGTAGATTTTTCGGAACTCTATCTGTTCCTGCAACTGCGAGGCCGACATATAGGGGTTGGGGCGCACCTGAAGCAGGTAGTTCAGCTTGCCGTTGTCGCCGTAAAGACTCTCCACGAAGTTGCCGCCCTCCATGTCTTTGCGCTGATACTCCACCTCCATCTGCCCCATCGTCTGCATGATAAGGCTCACGCCACGATGCCACGCGGGTACTAAAAGCGACGACATGCCGTGAGGGCTTACCACATTGGCCGCCCAATTGCCGCCCTTCGGTTGTGTCTGGTTCTCCGGCGCAGCGGGGTCGGTGGTGGTGATTACCCCGCTGGCAGAACCAGCGGGCACACTCTCGCGGCGGCGGAAAAAGTTAAAGTTACTTCCGAACAATTCCATAGTTCTCTTTTCTTATTGCGCATTTCTGTGGTTGGGGTTTACTCACGTCAGCGGCCCGCTGCCGAGGAATGTGGCCACGGCCTGAGCGAGGTTGCCGATGGTGCCCGTCGCCTTCCAACCGGTGACGAGTGCCGTTCCGCTCACGGTGTCGTCGTCCACGCCACAGCTGATGGCGACGGTCTGCCCCACCATGTCCACGTTGCTCTTGATAGAAGTGACAAGTGTGTTACACGTCATCGACCATGACTTTCGTCCGGCTATATAGTTCGCCCACTGTCCCTGCGTCGGTGAACTGACGGGATTGGACTCACACTGCACGTTGATGTCGCACGACTTCTGTACGGCTATTGGTGTTCCGTTCTGCTTTACGATGAGATGTCTGCCATGTATGATTGCCATATCGTTTCGTTTTATTCGTTAGATTAAGCCGAGCCGCCGAAGCGTGCTGGTGGTCACAATCTCACCGCGACCCATGCGCTTCGATGTGTTGTTCATACCGAGGAATATCTTTTCGCCATCAACGTAAGGCTGCATCATGTTGCCGCCGCCAAACTCGCGGTCTTGCAAGGCGTTGGCTATCACGCCGGCTTGTGCCTGGTTCAGCACCAGCTCTCCTGCATTCAGACGGGCGGGCACCATGTCGCCGCTGAACGTGCGGCCAGGCACACGGTAGCCGCTTGCGGCCTTGACAACACCGCCGTTGGCGAATGGGATGATAGTATCAGCTGTAGATATTGCTTCTATCGCAGTAAGAATGGTCGAAATGCCAGTAAGTATGCTCGTTACAGACTGGATGCCGCCCAATACGTTTTTTAGTCCTTTTGGTAATTCAATTCCAAGTCCTTCAATACCGCTGACCATACTACTGATGCCACCGCTCATCTGGCTCATGACGTCAGTCAGCTTGACTTCCTGCTTTGTCGGATATTCAATTTTGAAGTTCTGCATACGTTGATCAAAACTTTTTATCATGTCAGCAGCAGTTGGGGCGGTTAGCTTGTCATGTATGCTGATGCCCTCGGCCTTTTCACCCTTCAGTTCTTTGATGCGGATGCCCAACGTGCCTATCTTGTCCTGAAGGGTCTGCCAATCGGCGGAATTGGTGACGTTGTTCTGAGCATCGTGCAACTCCTGGATCTGCTTATTCAGGTCGCCAATACTACCTTTTACTATCTTGGCTTCCTTGCGTTGATTTTGGAGGTCTTTCAGCTTATTGGTGAGCGAAGTAATGCTCTGCTCGGCATTCTTGGTGTCGATGTCGACCTTGACTGGATGCAATATCTCTTGCGCTCTTTTCTTGTACTCTTCGAGAAGAGCCGTCTGTATATTTATCTGATTTCTAATGGCGCGCTCGTCGTTGCCGAACATTGCAAACCCTTCCTCTATGGTTTTCTTGTTTGCGTCCGTCATGCCTCCAGGAGAGCGATAGGCAGAGAGTGCGTTCAGGTATCGGTTGCGCTCAAAGAGGTAACTGTTGAATTTGGACACCTGTTGGTTGTATACTTTCTCCCTGTTTTCCGGGCGGGCTGCGTTAAGATTTCCTATAAGCTCGTCAACTCTCGAGTTTCCGCCACCCGCAGCAAACAATGATTTCTTTCGCCCCACCTCTGTGAATTTCTCCACCAGCGGCTCGATGGCGTTTTTGAGTAGTCGAATGGCGGCAATCTCGAGTTGTGAAAACGTGTTCACCCCCGCCTCTTGTAACGGCATGAACGTGCGGCCAAGTTCTTCCATCGCGTTCTTCAGTTCCACGTCGGCCTGCGCTGCACGGTCGGCAGCAGTCTCCACGTAGTCGCCTGCTTTTGCCATCTGCTCTCGGATGATTGCACCCACGGCCTTGGTCATGTCGCCCGTATCCTTCATGCGCTCCTTGATCTCGTTGGCACTCAGTCCGAGGTTGTCAAGAATCATGAGCGACTTGCGGCCAAGGCCCGTCACGATGCTGTCCACCATGTAGTCCACGCTCTGCCCGGTGTCCTTAGCCTTCTGCTGGGCAAAGGCGAGCATCGTGCCCAGCTCCTCCACGGGCAGTTTGAAGTCGTTGAACTTCACGGCGGCTTTCATCAGTTCCAGGTCGGTCACGGTGCCGTAGGTGGCCTGCCTGAGACCGTCGAGCAGGCCCGGGTCGTTTAGTCGGTTGAATGCCATGCGGATGCCCTCTGCCGACTTGGCCAGCTGAACGGCCTCTGTCACCGTCTCATGCAGTTTGCCAGCCAAGGCCCCGATGCTCATCAGGCCTGCGGCATAGCCAGTGAAGGAGCGCGTCATGTTCTTAATCACACCGCCAAGCGACAGGTTCTCTTCGCGGAAGTTCTTCAGCGTCCGGTTTGCTGCGGCCAGGTTGGCGTTGTAGTTGCCAACGTCGGCCTTCATTCTTACTAATACATCTCCTTTAGCCATTGGTCTGCTGTGTTACATATTCTTCTATTGCTTCGGCCAGTTCCTCGGCAGCGGTCTGCATCTGCCATGGTGCCGTATGGCCGAACCAGTTGGATTGATCGATGCTGCCGCGGTTGCCGAACCGTGACAGACGCTGGGTTGTTCCGCCGTTTATGAAGCGCAGGATGAAGCCACGGTCTGCACCGTAGTAGTAGTCCAGACGGTTGCGCCCGTCATCAACGCGCGGGCGGCGGTTTCCGCCACGCATCGTAGGGTTCTGCTCCACTTTGCGCTGACGCATTAGCTCGTAGCGTGAGCCGGCCGAGCCTGCACGTTTCTGGAGTATGCTCAGGTTGCCGCCAAACATCTGCTTATAGACGGCATACTTCACGGCCCTCGCTGCACGGCGAGGGTCGCTGTCAAGATAACTCTTTGCGTCCTTCGAAAGCCTGTTGCGGGCCTCGCGCAACAGCTTGCGGATGAGCTTGCGGATGAGCCCGGCCATGTCGGGGTCGGTAGTCATGATGCTGCCGATGGCATCGGCCAGCTGCTGAGAACCGATAACCTCCACGTCGCCGTTGCGGTCGCCTGCACGGGCCGTAGTGAAGGCCGATCGGTTCTTCTTGCTTTCGCCGAAATATTCTGTTAATCTTCCCATATACCCATCCCCCGTTTCCGCTCCCGAGGTTTACCGCATGGGCAAAAAAAAAAGGGCGACCGCTGTCGCCCTTCCTCGTCCACGCTTGGACGAAAAACTATCCTAAAAAACCAACATCACAATATCTTCTATGTCTCAGCCCATCGTGCCGCCTCCCAGATGCGACGTGTATAGAGCCCCCCGAGGAACTTGCCCCCGCTGTTCACCCAGCGCAGGAACTGCTGCTGTATCTCGTAGGTCTTGCGCCCAGCCTCGATATACTGTTTCAGCGTGCTCCCTCCAAAGCCCTTCGCACTGTACCCACAGTTGAAGCAGAAGTCCATCACAGCGTCAAACTGCCCCTGCGTGCGGATATTTCGTACCTTCGTGTTTACATAGTTCTCAAACTCGGCCAAGTCTTGCCGCAGGTATTCGTCGGCTTGCTGCTGCGTAATGCGGTCGCCGCGCTTCACTCCGCGAGTGTGGCCGTAGCCGATGGTCCATACGCCTGCCACGTCCTGGTAGGCCGTAAGCATGCACGACTCGCTTTTCTTGATGTGTTCAATCAGTTTTTGGCTTGCCTTCATTTTCTTCGTTTTTATGGTTAGTGTACACTGCTGTTTCGCCGTATGGTTCTATGTCCTTCGGTTCTGGTTTCTCAATCTCCCCTGCAGCTGAGATGGTCATGGGGATGCGGATGGCACAGCCCTCCCTTCCGCAGAGAAAAGGGCGCATAAAAGCCACCATCCGAGAATTGCGTGCCACCTCAAACTGAAGGTCGCGCTGCGTTGACTCCAGTTTGTCAATGCGGCCACGCAATTCGTCGCGTTCCTCGCGCAGGTGCCGACGGTCTTCCTTTAGCTCTGAGATGTACTGCTTCTGCTCCTCGTTGTATTCCTGCTGGGTGTCGAGGTTGGCCTTCAGGTCTTCCGTCAGCCGCTGGTACGACTCTTGGATTTCCTTCGTCAGCGTGGCGTTGGCCTGCATCGCCTCGAACTTTGCCCGCTCTGCCTCGGCTTCTGAGGCCTTGGCTTCGGATTTTGCCTTCTTCCGCTGGTATCGCCAGGTGAAGAATGCTCCGCCACCACCGCCGAGCAAAATGCCGAGGATGGCGAGGATGTTGTCGATTGTGATTTCCATTTCTATTATGTTACTTCAATAAATTTCACTTCTTCAATATCTTCCTTCCAGTTTGTCTCGGCCTTTATCCCAAAAAACCGTCTGCCGCTATAAATATATCTTGTCCGCATTAGCTCAAGACCTCTTTCTACCGTGACGCCATAAGCTCGGCGAACCTCTCTGTAGATGGCTGCCATACGGTCTATCAGATGAAGCTCGGGACGCTGCTGCTTGGTGGATGTTGCCGTAAAGTAGGTGGCTGATTCTTTATAAGTGTTTGAGTTGGTTTTAATGAACACATTACTCGGAATGTTGTTATTCATGGTCCCAAGACTAAGACTTATTGATTTCGTTTCGCTAAAACCGCTCTGAAGGATGGTTTGCCGATATACGTTCTGATTTCTGCGTGAACTGACCATTGAAACAGAATACAACCTCTCTATGAGAAGCCCTTCTATGATGCGCGAATGGGCATTATGGTAGCCGGTGTCTGTTGTTGTGCTGGCTACATTTAATATATAAAACTTTATTTTTCCATTCATTTCGGAAGTTATTGGTATAAAGTAACCTTGAGTCTCATCTACATGTATAGACGCTGTTTTATTGGAAACAACACCATTGCCGTCAAAAGTAATTTGGAAAGTCTGATGGTTGCCGGAGATTGTGACCCACTCTTGACCGTTCCACTCTTGGTCCCCCCATGTTAAAATACAATATAGAATAGTTTGTGGCTTAACTCCCCAGATGGTCGTAAATTCGCCGAAATAGAGTTTATTAGAATCTCCAGCCAATTTCCCTTGCATGAAATTATGGCAGACCATGTCTATTCGTAATGCGCCGTCGCTATGTTGATGCTCAAATCTCGACCCTATACTGTAGCAGAAGTATGGAGTGAATGATTGACCGCTTACGAAATATTGCTGGTTTAGAAACAGGCCGTTACGAAGCTGAGGGTTCTCTGTATCTTCTTTTTGGTAGCACCATCTGCAAGGAAATGCGCCTGTGTGCAGATTGTCATTACTCGAATAATGCGGATCATAGAGCGGACGATATATTACGCTGTTTTGCAAACAATTCTGATATGTCGACGACCCTACCCGCTGACTCCCAGTCGATCCGACCTGCTGATATTCTGAGAAAGTAAAGGTTTCAAAGCTGTTCACTCGAGGCGTGTGAGGCTGAACGAATACATGTCCCGTATATATATTTTGCAACTCTATTGGTTGCTCGCTGCCTTCTGTGGTCTGTGGCAGTTCAATCGCAAACCTGTTGTCACTAATTGGGAGAGACACAACGACCTCTCTGCCTCCTTGGAAAAATGCTACCACATTGCCGTTGCCACGCCAGTTGAGTGCTGGAAGCAAGTCTATATCAGAAACCTCTACAGGCCAAAATGATAAGTAACGGCCATTGGCTATATCTTCGTCGAATCTTAACCATTCTACATCGAAGCCCATGAATCTTCCGCCAGCCTTGTCGTATGATACAATCCAAAGAGTTTGACCGTCTTCGCGCATCGTGAGCCCGTACAAAGACATGACCATTCTAAGAACCTCGCTGTATGAACATCCTCTCAGTTCTGATGTAGTATCTCCCTCATTCAAGACCGTCTCTTCAGTGAAAAACGCTCGATTCTGTAAAAACGGGTGGAAGACGTCTTTCACAAGATCGAATATGTCCGAAACCCAGCCAATAGTCGTGGGGTAGGCGTCTAAAGCGCTGTAAGCATTGCATATCATCCGTGCGATGCGAGTTTCGCTATTGACCACACTTGGATTTAGATGTACGTCTTCCATTGCTCCGAGCAGTGATTTCACGGGTAGTTCTACCACGCTGGCGTTGCCGTCCCAAGGCTGAGTGTAAGCCTGTGCCTGGAGGAAACCTTGCCAACGCAGGACCGAAGGTGTAAAGACACCATCACTGTTGACTCCACTCCACAGTTGCACCAACCTTTCGGTATTGTTAGCAGGTATAAGGTCGGCCAGTAACGAGCCGTCGGGGTCTATGACGCGCAAATATCCCGTCTGGGCGCGTATGGGGGTGAAGATGTCTTCGCTGCCATCTTCATGAGTGGTGAACGGCTCTGAGGCACCAGTCAGCATCTGGACGCTGCCCGGCTGCTGCTTGGTGCATATATTGACAGCATAATCAGTGCCGCCTAACGATTGGAACTGGCATTGCCAGCGGGTGTACCACATGTGTAATTTTCGTTATTAATCCTTTTTATCATTCGGACAAATAACGGCTTCGGGTTTACTGTGAAAAGAAAAGCGGACGAAGACCGCAAACCCTTTGTTCGTCTTCGTCCGCTGTGTCGCCGTGCGGCGTGTTGTTCAGCTTTATCCTGTCAGAAGTCGTTGCCACCACCAGCGGCCGTCAGCTTCGCACCCATCGCAGCCATGATCCCGTCGGCCGTCTCTACGATGTCTGTCAGCAGCGTATCGCCACGCTTGCGCCTGGCTCCCTTGCTCTTCATGACGGCTTCTTTTGTCTCGGAAATCGTCCACGACCGCTCAAGGTTGCCGCGGTTGTAGATGGCGGTCATCGTCCCGACCGTCAACGTCACCTGCGCCCGTCCGTCCTTGCACCTCACCTTCAGCGTGAAGTTGGCATAACGGTGCCAGCCGTCGCCCAGGAAGACGTTCTTAAATCCGAGCGAGAACATCCCCTTATAGATGATGGTGTGCGTCTCTTGGTTCTGGTAGTCGATGCCTGCCTTCGCCTTGCCGTCTGGTCCCGTCCAGTCGGTGAGGGCAATCATGGCCCGGTCATAGAGCGTGGCGGCACTCGCCGAGTCAACCGTCACAACTTCCTTGCGCTCGTAGGCTCCGTCTGGTGTCAACTGAATGTCTTGTGCGCCTGCCGTCAGTCCTGACAGCAGCAGCGCGAAAATAAATAATACTTTCTTCATAGTTCTTTTAGTCACTTTGTTTTGTAAAAGCGAGCAAAGCTCGATTACTTAATGTTTTTTAATTTTTGTTGATTTTTATTTGATGTCCTTAAGCGGTGCCAGCCCCTCCAGTCTTGTGTCAACAATGTCAACGGTCATGCCCATAGCTTCGGCTATCTGCTGGATGGTGACGTTGGCCACGTTTATCAGTTCGCCATTCTCGATGCGCCCGATGTGCTGACGGGTCAGTCCCGCACGGTCGGCCAGTTCCTGCTGGCTGATGCCCTCCATTTTGCGCAGGGCTGTGATACGCTGCCCCATGCGCTGTGCTGATTGTTCCTTGTTCATAGTTACTTAGTATAAGGGTGAAATAATACAATTTCCGTGAAGTTCTGGATGCTGGTGTGTGTACTCGACACAATCGGCTTCCGTTCCTTCATACACCGCGTCAATGGCGCAACCATTCACGATAGGGCAGACGCACGACCAACGGACGGCCTCACGCTCCTTTTTGATTTCGGCCTCTACACGGGCGACCATATCTCCCATGTCAATGCCATCATTGATGCAATCCAGCACACTGGCCTTCAGCATTTCCAAACGTGTAAGTCTCGATAATTCCTTCATAGTTCCTTATGCTTTTTGGGGGGTTAATTTGTTATTTGTTTATTTTTCTGATGCAAAGATACGACAATATTTCTAAATGCACAAGTTTTTGTGCATTTATTTTGCATTTTAGCGTACCTTTTTATGCTTTTTCTTACGTTTTTGCAGAAGAACCCCCCAAATTGTAAAGTCAGAGATTACAAAAACGCCCCGAAAGTTCCTTGCCTTCGGGACGGTCTCATGGCATGTATTTCTTCAGATGTCGGCGACCAATATAGATGATGCCAATGGCTAATAGCAGATACAGCAGGATGTTCACCAAATGTAGGCGCGTCTGCTGCCACCATGTCAGCTTGGCCGGTACTTCCTTGATGACCTCGACGGGGTAGGGGATGCTGTCGTTGATGGTGTCGTGCTGGGCAGTCATGTGCTTCAGTTCGCGCAGACGGTTCTCCATTTCGCGCTGCAAAACGAGCCATGCCCGCTGGTTGCTCTCCATCTGTATGCCATACCGCGCCATCGCTGCCGAGTCCACCTCACGGATGACCGTCTCGCGCTCGGTGTGGGTCGAGTCGCGCTCCCGCACGCTGTCCGTATGCCAGTGATGCTCGGTGTGCGTTTCGGTGACGGGCACATACTTTGTCGTGGTGCAGCCCAGCAGCAGCCAGCCAATCAGCACGGCAATGGCGATGACCAACAGATACCAGCCTATCAGGGTCAGACGACGTGGCGGCTGTTGGTGGCGGTCGTTGCCGTCGGTGGTCGGCCCAAAGTGGTCGTTGCCGTCGGTGGTCGGCCCAAAGTGGTCGCTGCCGTCGGTGTCCGGCTCAAAGTTGTCACAATCGTCATGGGCGAAAGTGCATCGGGTGTCGTGCGCTTCACAGTAGTCTATGCCGTAGGGGTTGTCGCTGTTACTGTGCCGACAGTTCCAGCAGTCGTAAATGGTCCTTTTCATTTTTCATTCAGTTCCTTATATTCTACTTTTGCATCGAAGCATGGGCACGCTTTGATACGCTCCCACGGGTCCACGATGCCGTTGTGATTCAGGTCGGGCGAGATGTCGCGGTGCCCCAGTATCTCAGCCTGCGGGTAGCGCGTCTTCAGCTTTGCTAAGAGGTCATACAGAGCCACCCGCTGTGCCTCCGTGCGGTTGTCGATACCCTTTGGATGCTGGCGGTCAATACCACCTATCCATGCCACGTGCAGAGCCGTCATATTGTACCCTGCAACACCGTTGGCCACTCTGTCCTCCGGCCACATACGGATGATGCCTCCGTCCGTCTTCACCACATAGTGATAGCCGGGAGCCTTCCATCCCTTCGCCTTAAACTCAGCCCGCAACGACTGCTCGGTAGTCGTTGCCTGATACGAGGCTGTGCAATGCACGAAA